CGTTATCCGAAATTTGTACGATTGACCCCACACGCAACATTCCACCTTCTGCGTCAACCAGTGTCCCTGCTTCTGTTTCAAATGCTGAAACAATTTTTCTGCCAATAGTTTTTGGCACACGGTTAAACGAATACATAAACTGAACTTCATAAACTCCGCCGGTAAATGTTTGTGCGTTTTCAACAGAAATTCTCTGTGCGTACTGCCACAAAGCCTGAACCATCTCGTCTTCTGGCAACGCAGCCAAATCAATAGCACCCGTAGTACTACGCAATCCCGTACGGGCATTTGTTATTTGAAAACCTTTCATGTGCATCGCATAAACTTCTTCTTGAAGTTTTGGATTACTTCTGATCAGGTTGACAATTCGACTTGCCGCAGCATCGCGTGATGCTTGTGACACACCACCAAATTCAACAAAAGTTTGTGCAGCCAATCTACGAAAAGGATCATTAAATGTTCTATATCCGTTTTGTGCTACAGCGTCAGTGTGGCGAGCGACACCACCAGCGTCGCCTCTAGACACGTTCTCAAAGTGACCTGTTTTGGTCATGGTGTCGTCAATGTCCATCGCGCCAAGACCCTGTTTATCTAAGCCGAAACCTAATTGATCAGCCAAATCTCGCAAACCTTCATCCAATAAACCTTCGTTGGTGAGCAACATTTCGTCTTGTTTGGCTACAAGTTTGGCTAGTTTCGCTTCCTCTTTTGCTGTTCGATTTGTGATCGCCCTTAGTTCGTCAATCTGGGTGCCGAGTTTGCTAATGGTTTCTTGGCTTGCTGTTGTGCCAAGCGATGCAAGGTTTTCAAATTTTAGGCTCATCTTTTTTGATGTGCCGGTAACAAGACCGATGTATTGCAACGGGTGGGTAATCAAACTTGGCAATTCGCTGAACGCCATACGTATCTGTGCGTCTAGCGAGTTACGGACAACATATCCCCCTGTTGCCAAAGCCAAAGGTTTCCACAACTGATTTTGCACATAGTCAATAGCGTTTATGGCACCACGCTGTTCTGGCGTAATAACCTTTTTTAGTTCTTTAACTTTTAGCGAGTTTTGCTGAGATAGCAATTCTTCTATCTTGTTGAACATGTCTTCTGTTTTGTTGGGTGTTTTACGCAACTGGGTTAATTCTCTGCCCAAACGATCAAATTCTGCTTGATCCGTAATGACGGTGATTAGCCTTTTCCCGCGTTTTGCTGCCAACGGTATTTTCCCGACAATATCTTGTTGACCCAAAACATCACGGAACAGTTTGTTTCTTGTGATACGTCGAACATCACGCAAATCAGGCAACACCTGCACACGATCCAACATTTCCACCAATTCGGTTGGTGAAGTGAACGCCAACTGGTCGCCATTTCTATAACCCAACTCGGACAACATTAATTCAAGTTGTTCTTCTGGAATGAAACCGCGGTCTTTATTCATCAACCATGTGTGGTATCCGTTGTCTGTTGCCTGTCCAGCCCTGTTCTGCAAATAGATGCGGGCTTTCTCTATGCCGCTTCGCGACCTAGTGAACAGTTCATTTATTACTTCATCAGTCACGCCGTCTTGTTTCATTACGGCTTTCAGGGTTCCCTCAAAAACTTCCATTGTTGACTTGCGGGCAGCATCAGAACCAGACGGAACAAACGAACGCATAGCCTTGTTCGCAATCTCGTCAACGGTTTCTGGGGCAACGCCGGCTGTGCGCAAATATGAAATAATTGTTTTGACTGCCTTACGGTTGTCGTTTGTGTCTCCGTGAACAACCACTAGCCCCTTTGCCATGGCGGTAAAATATCGTGATTTGCGAATACCATCAATCATCGGCATACGTTCGTGGGCAATATCTCCAATAGCGGTACCCATAATGGTGCGTGAACCCAACAACGTTTTTTGGATGTTGCGGATGTCTTGTGGTAACGCCTGATCAGAAATACCCCAACCAGTAGCGAGAATGGCTCGCACAACTTCAGGGTCGTTTGCGTCAGCCAAAGCGTTCACGACCTCGTTGGGCAGTTTGTGGTCAAAGATGTCTTCTGCTATTCGAGCAGCACTTTTCTCCCCAACAAGACGATCAATCAATGTCACAAAGCGGCGATTAGTACGAGAAAAAGTATCGTAAGAAGTTCCGTCTAAACCGTATTCGGCAAGACCTTTAGTTAAGCCAACACCTGAAGCAAGTTCTTCTCGGAGTGCTTTCAATGCTGCTACAGACAACCGCGGAACCTTGCTTGTACCAATTATTTCTGCGCCGCGAACGGTCAAACCTCCAGCGGTAGCCAACTTGAAACCTTTGACAATCGGCCCTGTAGGGTCGGATTTGATCATTACCAACGCATCCAACACGCCGGACATAATGTTGTATGGCAAAGACTTAGGTTTGAACACCAGGTTTGCTGCACCACGGCCAACAGTCCAAGCCGAACCGTTTACTGTGCCACGATAACGTCGCGCGCGTTCAGCCTGTTTTTCCATCAGTTTGTCGCCAGCAAAAAATCCTTTGCCCTGTAGTTCTGGGTTTGCCAACATTGAACCAAGCGTTGTGGAAATCATCCATCCGTCAACGTCTGTGTTGTCATCAAACATTTGTGCGACACCACCTTGCACAAATTCGGGAACAAAGTTTAAGCCCGCAAACGTGTAGCGTGTTGTTGCTTTCAGTTTGTCGTATACGTTGCGTTCAACCCAATTTCCTTCAGGTTGGTCTGATCCTTGCCCGTCAACAATTTGTTTTGCTTTCATTGTTGCAACAGCATCAATAGCCTGAGTGGTGGCATCACCTTTGGCTAAAGAAGTTACTTCGCTTGGCGACAGCCATCCCGCACGGGTTTTGATTTCGCTAAGTTTTTGTAGTTGCTGTGGTGTCATCACCGCGGGCGCGGGCGTAACAACAGGTTTATTTGTTTCGTTAAATAAGTTTATTGCAGGAATTTGTCGGCCAAGTTTCACTGAACATCATTTCCATACGCATCCAATAAGTCGAGCAGATCATCCGACGCATACATTTGCGCAATAGCGCGTAGTTCTTCAATAGCAGCACCATTGGATGAACGTGGCATAGGGATACCGGCTTGCATAGCGTTCGGTCCTGGACCAAAGTTTGCGCCAGCAGTAACAGGTTCTAGTGGTCGTTCTGTTGGGCGTGTTAACGATCCTGCTGCGCCAGGAACAGGGCGTTGGATTTGTGGTGCTGTGGCTGGTGATGCACCCATTGGTACCGCTTTTTGTGCGTCAGCCAACGCTTTCACACCACCGTATTGTGGGGTCATCGCAGATGAGTTCAGATCAGTTCGTTGTGCGTATGCAGCCATTATCTACCCCCTAGTTGTGCTAACAGTCCTTCTATTCCTGGAGGTCCTGCTGGTGCTTCGGCTGGTTGTTGCGCACCCATTCCTGGCATGGCTAGTCCTGGCATTGTTTCTGGTGCGCCTGCTGGTGCTTGTGCTGCTTGGCGGTCTTTTGCCCGCTGGTCTGTCCGTTTAACAGCGTCGAATAGGGGTACGTCTTGTTCGACAACGAGTTTGGTGAGGTATGCCAAATCTTCTGGCTGATACGGGCCTTCAGGATTCGCAGCCTGCTGTTGTATGGATGATAGTAACGCAGATTCAACTCCTTCAGCGATGATGCGGTCATGTTCTAGGTCAGGGTCGGAAATGAGTGGGTCCGCTTCACGCGCTGATTCTTTACTCATTAAGCCCGTTCCGAGCCGCTGACCTAAACCTACGATCAAACTGTTTACGTCTGATCCTGCTGCCGAATATGCGACATAATGGAAGTCTGTTTGCCAAATTTTGTTTGGTTGATATGACTCCATGCCAACCGACTGTTTGGCACCCATATAGAATGTTTTGGTGGTGTTACCCCAATACGCTTTTTCGATTGCAATAGCGATCTTGTCTTCTGCGAACAGTGATTGTTCAAAGGTTGCTTGTGCTTCTTGAACACGAAAATCTACGGTTGCTGAAAGGACTGATTCGCCGCGACGACCAGTTCGGATATTGGATGCTGATTCACCGCCGAACTCTGCGGGAATTGCACCCTCTAAGCGTTCTTGACGCTCCAACCGATCTAGTGCGGTATCGGTCTTATAGCCTGGGTTAAGTTGTAATTGTTGAATGTCGCCACCTTTGACAATACCCAACTGTCCTTGTTTGCCGTTGGCTACTTGCATGATTTCAGGATTTTCGCCTGGTCGTGCAATCAGATATTCTTCAGGGAAGATGCCGCGCTCAATAGCGATTTCGGTTAATGCTTGTAGTCGTGCGCGTGTGTAGTACATGCCCATCACACCGTCAAACTGACCGCGAGGCTTATCTAGGGTGATGCGGTTTGCTACAACAGCCAACGGCATGTTGGTGCGGTTCGGGATCATCTCGATAGTGAGTGCTTCGATACCGGCACGTTCTGATGCGTTTAAGGTTGGGTTGTCTTCTGCACCTAAAACGACAAGATACATGTAGTCGGGTGCCACATATTCGAGCATTGTGTATTTGGTTGCACCATCAACTTTGCCCATACGCAGTTTACCTAGCACTAGATCGCCATAATTTTGTAGCAGATATGCGGCTGTGGCTTTGAAAGTAAAGATGCAGTCTTCTGGAACTGGATTGTCTGGGTCATCGGTGAACGCAGGGTAGGTGTCTAATGGGTTGCGTACAGTCCATGTTGGCATCAACGTTTTGAAGTCAGGTTTGAGTACTACGGCCGACTGTGAGTAGCCGAGAAGGTGTCGTGCGCGGCGACGCATTTTCATTTGCATACGGTTATGATCCCAAATAGACAGCATGGCGCGTTTGCGCATTTTGGCTGTGGACTTGGAACGGTCTGAGCCTTCTTTGACTGGTGGGAAGTACGGGGTTGGCATTGTTGATGCGACACGCATCGACATTTGATCCAAGCCTTGTACTAACAGGTTTGCTACAGATGCTTTAGCGTTCTTATCTAGTTCGTTTAGTGGTACGATCACATCACCGTTGGCTAGGTCGCGTACACGGCGCATTTGTTCCTGCAAAGGACCCTGCGCTCTGCGCCTTTGCTCATAGAGAGCAACGATTTCTTCAGTGGTAAGCAAACGCACTCCTAAATATGAGAATTAGTACAAAGATACCATACTAAATCCAAGAAGGCCGCCACTGTTTCGGCGGTGCAACACCCTGTCGAAGTTTCGGTGCATGTAGTTCAGCAAACCAGTGTGCCATCACAAGGTCGGTACCCGCTTTTTTGTCTCTAGTCCACGAAGACATCTCCTCAATGAACGCCAAAGTCTTCCAGTTTTCACGCATAGTCGGCAAACGCACCTGACCGGAACGCCACAAGTTCGGCAGCAACGCTTCCACACCCAAGTTTTCGTCTAACTTGTTGCGGCTTGTGGTGTGCGGTACCACGTTCACGGTATGTAATGCCTGCCATTTGCGAACAAAGTCGTGTGCCAACAAGAATCGTTGTGCAGCGTTCACTTCCACAATCCAATGCGAGATCGGATACCCGTATTCAAATGATCTGTTCTGCCAATCTTCCATAATCCCTGAATAGGTGCGCCCCGAAATGTCGTAACCCAACAAACCTTCGGCAGTTAATTTCACACGCTCACAATCAATCAAGAACCGCAGGTTTGTTTCAGGTTGATATATCCACCATTGGATAGCCCAAAACATGGTTGGTGACGGGTCAACCGACGCAATCGAAATTAGTGGCGGTTGCAAGTTTGGTGGGATATGTCCTGGTCTGCGCTCATTGTCAATACACCCTGGATACATCACACCGTCAGGACCAACACCACCAGTAGCCCACACCCGTTCAATCAGATAGTTGCCTTCGGCCTGATCTTCTTGCTGATACACCACAGCAAACTTCGCAGGATTTGAGTGTTTCACATACGACAAATCTTTCCACGACAGACGGTACGGGTCAAGCAGTGGTCCAACAGGCCATGCGGCAGCCGTGTTGCGTTTAGACAGTTTACCTGTATCTAATTCTTCGTAATACGCTTTGTAGATGAGGTGGTGGTACTTGTGCTTTTTGAGGGGTTCTTTTTCTTCGGAGATGTCTGTGGTGTCTGACCCGTCGTAGTTGTCTTCAAAATCTTCGTACGTGATTTTGGAGAGGCAGTGCGCGTAGAGGTCAAGTGGGCCGAGTCTTTGTCCAATGACTGCGAGGAGTCCACCTGGGTCGACACGGGCTTCTGCCATTGAGTCCCATCGTTCAATGAGTTTATCTCGCGCCGCACTCTCTTTAGCATTTTCCGGACTCGCAACGTCGTCAAATAGACAGAGATCCGCACGGTGGCCAATGAACTCAGACTCGATACCATAAGCACTAACAGTAGGTTCTTTGTTGTCCAGTCCACCCATGTCCTCCTGTTCGACAATAAATTCTTCGGCTCGCCACAGACTACCACTTGTTGAAGGCTTAAACCTGCCGAAGTCTATCGCTAAACATGCTTCGGCTTTGATTGCCAACCCTTTGTCTATCAGGATCGGGTCAGGGTCTAAAGGAAACTGGCGTTCAAGGGTTTCACGGATACGACGCGAATACATTTTTGCCAAAGCCTGTGACACGGAACCGATCATCACACGAATCTTGCGGTTTTTAACTATCTGCCACACAGCCACATCATGGAACAACGTGGATTTGCCTGCACCTGGGGGACAGTTCAACACCACAAACTCTTTATCATCGTTCAACAGCCATGCTTCGATCTGATATGCAGCATCAACCTGCCACGGTGACGGAACACGCCCCAAATAGCGTCTACGGAAATAATCAAAATCGGTTAACGCCCGTTGCGCTTCAGGTTTCAAACGGTCATACGGAATCACTGGTGGCAGATCGGACACATCCATAACTTTTTGCCACTGATCTGCTTGAACGCCACCTTCTTTTTTGCGTACTTTAGCCCCATCCAAGTTCGCTAACTCTAACTCGGCTTTCACTTTACGTTTTTTAGAATCCCATTTTTGTGCGGTGTTGATATGCACACCAGCAATCTTCGCTGCATCTTTGATCGACATACCTGACGCACGGGCCTGCCAAAAACGGGCTACATCTTGTGGCGGAATTTGTCGTCGCCCTGATCTTCCAGCAGTCACAGACTAAACCGGAGAGTTCTTGTTTGCTTTGCGTTCGCGTTTGGCAATTTTTGCTGCGTCTAGTTTGGCTTTGGCTGCTTTAGATTGGGCTAACCATCGTGAGCCTGTGTTGATGTGTACGCCTGAGATGCGTGAGGCTTCGGTTATTGAGGAGCCTGCGGCTATGGCGGCGAAGAATCGTTGTTTGTCTTCTGGTGCTACTTTTCGTTTGGTTCCCATATAGGGACAACCTTACTTGTTTCTAGGAAGTTTTACGCCAGCGCGTTTTAACATTGAAGCAATTTGGGTTTCATAGTCACCGTACGCTGCATGATTTATTGGAATGCTCCCAACAACTTTTTGATTTTGTTGAGATTTTACAACGGTGTCCCTACTCCAATTAACTTTTTCTCCACGTGGGTTTGTAAAACTTTTCCTTGGTCCTCTTACCGCATAAAGGGTTCCCCCCTCGTGGGCGAATGGTAATGCTTCTACCCCTAATGATTTTCCTTTGGGCGCTGCAATATTTGGAGCCTTTGGGTTGTCAAAATAGTTATAAGCATGTTTTTTTAATTCTGGTTGGTTTTCGTACTTTCCACCTGCTGGTTTTATTTCTGAATACCCAGAAGTTTTTCTTCCGTGGAGCAAAACTTCTTGCTTTGTTATTTTATTTACTGCTCGTGCTGGGATACCAGTGTTTTTTACGCCCTCAACAGCAGGTTCACCTGCTGCACCACCAGCAGCAAACGATAAACCCTGCACCACACCAGTCAACCCTGTTGTAATGCGCTCAGTTGTGGACATTCCATCACCCTTAATGGCAGCCTGAATTGCATTAGCACCAGTAAGATTTTTTGGGGACAACATCGACTTCACTTCGTCAACAATGCCCTGACGGTTCGGTGGATTATCTTTCAACCACTGTTCCGCTTTAGTCAACGGCTTGGGGCCTTTTGCTTTAGCAGTGTTTTGAGTATTGATAGCCGCTTTTGAACGATGCGGTTTAGACGCAGGAGGCGTAGTTTTTTCTGTTCGCGCTTTGTACGAAAATAATGATTCACCGTTAACCATAATCTGATAGCATACACCATGTTGGTGGGTGTGTCCGTAGAGATAGTTTCGTCGGGTTACTAACTCCGGTTCTCCCCTCGCCCACCAACATTAAAAAACCCCCACCCGAAGGCAGAGGTTTAGTTAACACTTACGTTTGGGATGTTATTTTTTTGAACCCTTTGTAACTTTTTTCTTCCCTGTTGGAAACATACCACCCATAGCAGATGAACTATTACGCTCATTACCTGTTGGTTGTTTTAGAGAACCAGGTCGTTGTAATGCAGTACGTGTACGAGTACCAGCCGAAGGAGAAGAACCTTTTGAACCCTTTGCGGCATAGTAATTATTACGGTCTACAAATTCTGCTCCAGATTCTGTCCCGCCGTAACCACTTTTTGATTTTTGTGCAACTTTTTTTGCAACTTTTTTCATCGCCATGATTTGTTCCTTAAAGTTAACTTATGAATAGGTACCTGCCAAAACGATACCACATCTGCTACACTCTCCAACAACACTCGTCGGGATGACGACACACAAGCACTTACACGGTCGTACCCTCGTTGCACAGGGCGGGACAATCATCCACGGAAACGTGGTTCGATGAACTATTCAAATAGATCAAGCAGCGTGATGAACGTCAAATCATTAAAACAAAGGTGTCGGCTAAAACTCTTGGCTACGGCGACCTGCTCACCAGTGAGCGAACCGTGGGGGGAGCAAACACCCGAACAATCATTAGCCGCCATCACTACCAGAGATACACACAAGTGCATATATCTCCCAACACGATACAAAACCAAAACCACACAGAGTAGTCACCCCACCACCCACCTCCCTGGGCAAGGGGTCAACCACTGTGAGTGACCAACAAAACCAAACATCGACACAACGGATAATAGACATATAGAGGGGGCGGCTGGCTCGGCATACCCCCAGTTATGATCTGTGCGGCGGGTGGTTGGTGGTGCGCTGTTGCGGTCTGCTGGCGTTGGTGTTGTCGATTAGTTTGGCCGGCTGAATGGGTACCCCTACCCGATACGGCTCGGCAATACGGGTGCCGGCTGCGGAATAGTAAAGATCGTAGGTGATCGCCTAGATGTTGGTTTGGGTGTTGGTGTGGTGGTGGTTGGGCGTGTTTCGACTTGTGGCGTGATAGCACAATGCCCGCCGGCGGTGGGTGCGGGCGGGCATTGGTGGCCGGTGTTGTCCGGCGTTGGTGGTGGTTGGTGTTATTGGGTGCCGTGTTGTCTTGTTGGCATCACTAACACTTGGGTTGTGCTGGTGGGTGTTGTGATCGTGTAGATGATCGGTTTGGTTGGTGTGCTGTAGTTGGTGAGTGTTGCGGGTTGGTCGCTGTTGGCGGCCTGTTTGGTGGTTTTGGCGAGGCGTTCTATTTGCCATTGGGCAAGGCTGAACGGCTCGAACGTGTCCGGTGTTGTTGTTTGTGCTGTCTGCCAGATTGCGCCGGTGTTGGGTGTTTCGTGTTGTGGGTTGTTTCCGGTGTGGGTTTGGCCTGCGCTCGTTGTGAGTGTCCACGCTTCCGGTGTGGCGGTCAATGTGGCTGTGACTTGGCCGGCGTGTTTACCCGCTAGTTTGGCTGCTGCTGTAAGTGCTTTTGACACTTCGAGGGCGGGCAGTGTGAACCTGTCCGGCGTTGTTGTGATCTGTTCGCCGGTGGTGTGTTTTACTGCTGCGTAACTGTCGCAACACTCGAACACTTGGCCGGTGATCGTGGCTAGTTGTAGAGCCTGCTTTTCGGTGCTGGCGTATGGTGTGACGATTGCGAACACTTGCGCAAGGTCTTTGAGTGTGCCGGTGATCTGTCCTAGTTGGGTTGTGGTGTTCATATGCTCATCAGTTCTAGAAGTGCTTCGGCTAGTGATCCGCGCGCTTCTCCGTTGTCTGTGGTTGTTTCTTGTGGTGTGTCGCTGAAGCGTAAGATACTTGCCATTTCTCCGGCGTTGTTTACCACTACGAACAAGGCTACGCGCCGGCGTTCTGGGTGTTGGCTTGGTGCGAGTTCGTTGTCTGCTTCTGTTTCGGTGTTGCGTGGTGCTGCCCAACCACAGACAGTAAGTGCTAGTGGTGTGTCTGTTGCGATTACGGCCTGAACTAGCGCATTCTCGCGGGCTTCGTCGAGTAGGTCGTACACGTCGCCACTGCTGGCCAGTGTAATTAGTCCGTCATCTGACGCGATATAGAGACTTGCTTCTCTTAGATCGAACCTGTTCGGGTTTTCGTGGTGGTGTGCTGCTTCGAGTAGTTCGGCTTGCTGTAATAGTTTCATTTTGCTGTTCTCCTTGTTTGTTGGGTTGTTGTTTTTCGTGCGCTGTTGCGCTCGATCTGTGCGCGCCGGCGTTGGATTAGTTCGGCGTTGGTGTGTCGTGTGCGGGGTGTGCGTTGGGCGTAGGTGGCCATTAGACCTACTAGGAGCGCGCTGGCGGGTGCTATGCCGGCGAGTATGTAATAGCCGATAGGGTCGCTCATACTGACCGCCAGTAATGGCCGCCAGATTGCCAGTAGTCGTACATTAGTTCGCGGGCGTAATGTTCCCAATCGATATATGGCCGCATATGTTCTGGCACTGCGTTTTCATCTCCTACGCTTTCGGCGTATTCTTGCGCGAAGTCGCGTTCGTTGTCGTGTTTGCCTTGATAGTTGGTTTCGTGGTAGGTGATGAGTTCGTCTAGCGTCATTTGGCCGCCGGTGTCGATACAGGCCGCGAGATCGTTGATTAGATCTAGGTCTCCGTTGTCGTGAAGGTCGTTTAGTTGTTCGGCGTTTTCGTAGAATGATAAAACGGTGCCGCAAGTGCGCGGGGTGTGTTCGTAATCGGCTAGTTCCCACTCATCGCCGCCGCATTTCCGGCAACGTGTAAACGCGTTTTCGGTGTTTGGGTAGGTGGCTAGTTCTGCTTGGCCGCCGTAGGTGATAAGTTCCGCGTCTATTTCGGCGGCTGCTTGTTCGGCGGTGATCCATTTACCTAACGCGCGGCCGTTGTTGAGACAATTTAGGCAGACAATACACGCACTAGGTGCGTCTTGTTTTATTTGGCTGGTGGTCATATTTTGCCCGTCTCCCAACGGTTACGCGCTCGCGGTTTTCGTGCGCTATTTGATTAGATCATATTTAGGGCGCGTTGTCAAGGATTATTATTATTTATTTTTTGCGGGGTGCTTTGGTGTGTTCGTTGGTCATAGATCGGCAACTAGATCACACTGCCGGCGATTAGATCGGCAACAAGTAGCACGGCCACCAGATCGACTACGGGCGCGATATTGGCACCAGATCAGCGCGGGCGGGCATTGGTGACACGGTATCGGGTTTCTCGGCGGTGTAGTCGGTCATTGTGCCGGTAGCGGTAGTGGTAGCCGTTGGGAGTGGTTTACCACTACCGGTACTTGTTAGCGGCGGTTTTGTTGGTGTCGGTAGGCCAAGTGTACGAACGGGTAGATCGAGATGAGCGTTGTTGCCCACCAGATGTAGCCGGCGTTGGCACCTACTGTCACGGCACATATTGCTGCGGTGATTATGGTAGTGGTAGTGGTAGCGCGGAATATGATGCTGTCGGTCAAGAGTTTTCGCCGTTCTCTACGTCAAACGCTTCGATGTCAAACGCACCTGCTTCTTCCATATCTAGCCCGTGATGATCTTTCAGTTGCCATATTGCGCTCGCTTCGGCTTGTTCTTCGTTTTCTGCCGTGACGTTGGTGATGAGACTAAAGTAATCGCCTACGAACCGTACGCACCACTCTTTTTCGGTTGTTGTTGTCATTGGCTGCTCAATTCTTGCCACATTGACGGGGTAATTGTTTCCTCGTTCGGTTGTTGGCTGTCGTTGGCGTATTCGTTGCGCTCACTGTCGGTCATTGTTTCCCAAGCGTCACAGTCCTCTTGTGTCCAGTCGGTGGTGCTGATGAGTGCTATTCGTGACGCGTCACCATACGTATTTTGTTCGGTGTCTAGGTACAGTGTGTGCGGGTAGTAGTCGTTCATACTGTCTATGTGCCGGTTTTGGCCAAATATCTGGTCGGTGAATTGTTGTAGTGCGCGTAAGTTCATTGTGCTGTCTCCGTTTCGTGTTGTTGAGTGTGATATTCCAAGTCATCAGTTTCCCAATAGACGTAGACCATTCCGCAAATAGCGCATTCCGCGCAAGGCGTACCGGCTAGTTGTGATCGGTAGTAACGCCAAGCGGGTGCTGTGGTGGTGGCCATTATTCCCCCCACCATTTTGTCGGGTGAATATCGCCGTCTTCGGTGAACCGGCGCGGCTCAGACCATTCGAGATGATCCAATACGGCTTGTTCACTGGTTAGGTTTTCTATTTCCGCGTAACCTGATCGTGCTAATTCGCGGCATAGATCACGGAATTGTTCGGCAAACTTTTCGGTGGTGTTGTTGTCTGCGTCAATTTCGTAGCCGTCGTCGTCGTAACTGAACAGTGCGACTGTCATACAGTGTTCGTGGCTGTAATGGTTGCCGTGACTATTGCGGGTGAATGTGGCGGTGCTTGCGCCGTGCCAGTTCACGTTGGGTGCGTCATCACTATTGAGTGTGCCATAGATCGCCACGCCGTCACCTTGACAGTGTGACAGTGACCATTCGATAGTAAGACCAACACGCTTAGTCAATTCTTTTGTGCTTAGTTCGCCGTCGTGTGTGCCAGTGAGCGCGTAGTACAGTTCGCCGTTTAGGTGATCGGTGATCTGGCTGCTATCCAACCATTCATACAATACGTTGCGCATTTTTTCTAACGCTTTTTCACGTGCCGTATCAGACAATTCGCCCAATAGAAACACGGTTTCTGTAACCGTTACTTGTTTCATACACTCTCCCAAGTGTTCCCCCGTCAAGCGGGGCTGATAAGAGTATGACCTATCGCCGGCACAATGTCAAGGATTATTTTGGATATTTTTTTTCCATACCGACAACAAGTGTTCGATCTGGCTGTCAGTCCATTCGGCCAACGGATTATCGCCGGCACGGTACGGATCGGTGATGTCAAACAGTGACGGTTGATCGTTCATACGCGCCGCCAAACACGGACAGGGCGAGCGTGACACGCAACACGCGCTGACGGTTGGTAAGTGTCGGTAGGGCAGATCAGTCCGTCACTGGCAACTTGTCGAAGTACCGCACCTATCGCACGGGGTTCGTGTGGTGTCGGTAGTGCTGCGTTTTCTAGTGCTTGCCAAATGTTGTCGGTAGTGAAGGTGTCGGTAGTGGTAGCGATTTGTACGATGACGCTGTAGCACGATGTGAGCCATGTCTGGTCTGCGTTGTTGGTAACGGTAGCGATTGCCTGGTTTTTGGCTTCGGTAGCGGCGATGATGTCTAGTAGGTTCATTTTGTTTCCATTGGTGTTGGTCGGTGTTTGTTGTCGCATACGGGTGGTTCGCTAAGTCGGATGTAGGTGGTGATGGTTTGTTTGCATTGTGGGCAGCACCAGGTTTGTTTCATGCTGCTTTCCTGCATTCGCATGGTTTCACATAACCGTATGTGCCGCCCATAAATTCCATTGTGTAAAAGGTTTCTACACCGTCAATGGTTTCTCTGCCTATATCCCATCCTGTGAAATCGCATAGTTCGCAGCCGAATGTGCCACCGATGTGTCCACCAACTTGTCGAAACATGTGGCGTACTTCCCCGATTGATGCAGGGAATTTGGATAGTGATTCACATAGTTTGAGTACGGCTTTACCGTCTTCTTCTGATGCGTCAAGCATGATGTCGTCGCGTGTCCACGCAGATTTGAGTGTGTTTCGTGCGATGTTGGTTGTCGGGAACAGGCCGCATAGCCGGTCAATGAACAGTTCTATGTGTATTGGTTTCATGCTGCCCCTCGGCTTTGTTTAGAGTTCTACGCCTTGTGCGATGTGGGTTCGTAGCCGTGAGATAACAGACTCGGCTTGTTTCATAGTTGCTTTGAGTGCGTCAAGTTCTTTGGCGAGCGAGTCGGCTGCATCCATGTAGCGGTCACGTTCTTCTTGTAACGCCTGATTGGTGACAGCAAGCGCGTCTACACGATCCTGCCAGTATTCTAGTTCAAACTCCGTGTCGTTGGTCATGGCGTATCCCTTTCCGTTGGTGTGGCGATGTGCCACCCCATACACCGTAATCTATGTTGTTTATTAGGGCAAAGTCAAGGCATTCTTTTTTTACTTGGCATCTATCACAGATTGCACGGGCTTCACGCATTTTGATGTGGTTGATAGATATTTCTTCGATGTCCATAAAGAACAGTTCGGTGAGTTCGCCTCGGCATTCTGCTTTGTTTTGCCAACCGAAGTTGTTGTCTTTTAATTCAAGGATGAGGTTATCTAGGAGGCTCATTTCGTCGTATTCCACGGACTCCAGCCTGCCACATCCCACAGTAGTTTGCCAGCACGCAGGTTCGTTAACGGGTTCATTAGTTCCTCCTGGGTGCATACTTTCATACGGACACAGACGATTGCAAGTTTGGTTCGTTCGATGTCCCAATTGATTCCATTGACCTGTAGAAGTCCTGTATCTGATGGGTGCGACATGGTTGCCATGCGGATCAGGTTGCAATTCTCATCCACGATTGAGCCGCCGATACGGGTCGGACATCCGCCGGACTCACGTAAGATTATTTCCCCCAAGCGTTTCCATGTGCGAGGTGGCCAACCTGCTTTGGCAGCCAGTTCTGGTAGCCATGAGATGTCGCCGTGACGGAACACGATGGCAGGTTCAGACACCCCCTCAGACGCACGGACAGCCACGCTAAGAGGTTCAAGGGTTGGCAGTGGGGCTTTGGCTGCTGATGCGATGCTGCCGAAGGTGATAATCCCTACTATGGAAACGGCAAATAGCCGTACAAGTTTCCGCATTGGTGTCTCCTATCATAGCAAAAATGTCGGATTGCTTACTGGATAAGGGTTTTAGTATTCAGTAATGTTAAGTAACTTCACTAAATCTTTTACGGTGAGTACCACGTACTGATCTTCGGCTTTACCATACCCTCGACGTTTGGCAACCACAACCCCAACTTCTGCGGCTGCGTTAACACGTTCCGTTTCGGCTTCGGTTAACCAACCAGAGAAGTTGAGGGTGGCATGTGATTTGCATTCAAAGACCAGGCGGTTGTCTACACCTGTGATGTCACCTTTGTCTAACGCTCCTTGTAGGGCGCGTCGTTCACAGTTTGGGTAAAACTGTTTGAGGTAGTCAACGATGAGTGTCTCGAAGGCTGTGCCTTTAGATTTGTTTTTGCTCACGGGGCGAGGATGCCGATGAGTTCCGATGCTTCTTTTTTGGTTAGATCATTGAACGATGTGATGGTTCGATTCGTGTGATCTGATGCCATAGAGAGTTGGTCTTCTTTGCTGGTGATACCTGCACCACCACATAACGCACGAAGTTTGCCTAACTGTGGTGCTGTGGCTGGTGCGCCTGGTTCTTTGATTTGTGGTATGCCATTGGCAGGGTGGTTGTTGCGTGATTCTTCAATCACTTCTGCACCGGCGAACAGGTCTACCACTTTGGCCAACACGTCACCTACATCCAAGATTTGTTCGTTGGGGTCAATTTGGAATGAGTCCACCACTTCGGCTTTGACCACAGGTTTTGGTGTGGCTTTGGCTTTGGTGTATGCGGCACGTAGCAAATCCATATCGGATTCGTGCAGGTTGTCTAGGTTGACACCGGCTTTGTTGGCTATCTCACGCCAATCTAATGCTGCGTCAGCACATGCGCCTTTGAATCGTTCAATGTTTTCTGCTGACACCGAAGGGTTACTGGCTAGGGCTAACGGTTTCGGTGCAGGTTTGGTTGTGGCATGAGGGTTGTCATCCCATTCTTGTTTAGTCCACAACGCCAGGCAGATACCGAAACGCATAGCCGAGTTACGGATGAAGTCGGAGATGAGTTCTTTCAACAGGTCAGGTTTGTTGTGCATAACTGAGCCGATACCGAGTCGGCGTACACCTTGCACTGTGAGCCAGCCTGCCATGTGTGCCATACCGTTCTCAACACGGTACGCAGGTAGACCGTTGGCATCAAACGCGGTTGGTTCCCATGTCCATTCTGGGTCAATCTCGATCAACATTTTGGTGACATCTGCGTGACCTACGAAGTCAAGTTGCATTCCTGCTTTGGGTAGTTTGCCTACGATCTTTGGATCGGGGACACCGTACTTGCCGAGTACTTCTTCAAGTTTCATTATTTGCTCTCCTTTGCTGTGATCCGCATAGTGCGGAAGGTTGATGTTTTCTTAAACTTTGCGTGTAAAGCCGGATGTTCTTTCTCAAACGCTTTCGCATCAAACGAAGTGCGTGACGAGTTCTTCCAAGTAATAACCTGCACCCCGTCAATCGAACCGTACTCTGCGTCACCGAGCAGCATACCCAACTCACCTTGCAACTGGTCACGCACCGCTTCAGCAGATTTGATTTGTTCTTTGGCGATAGATAGACGCTCTAAAGTGTTGTATACCTCATGGCCCAAAACAACAGTGTTCTCATATCCTTCGGGGTACAAAGCCGAAACATTGTCGTAGGTGGGGTCAGCACCTTCCGGCATCATCCCCATGTCAATGAACCCCAAGAATTTGCGTACTGCGTCTATGTGTTGTTGGCGTTCGTCGGATGTGACGGTTTGTGTGTGGAATTGCAGTTGAAGATCGGAGTCAAAAACGATCCATGTGATTTCGTTTGTATCAGCGCAGATCGCTTGTTGTACTCCTTGCCATTTCCAATATGGGGGGAGTTGACCGTTCCACCTTTTGTTATAGGTTTTCAGTTCATAGATTTTACCTGACAAATCTTTGCCATCCAGTGTTGCCATGAGGCGCACACCTTCTTCTTCGTAGCAGAACAGTTCTTGTGGTTCTGTGATGGTGACGTTCAACATTTCTGATGCCCACAACATGAGTGGTCCTTCAAGGATTGTTCCTCGACGCATCGCATCGTTTTGTTCTTTCGGCACGGGGGGTGTTTTTGCCAAAAGTTCTACTGCGAGGTCTGCTGGTGTGGTGAACCTGTGTTCGTTGTGTACCACGGCGGCTACTGATGCTGTGATTCGTGCTAGACCGTCATCGTTTTGCCATCGTGCGTTCAACCATTCTTGGCTGCCGTGTGGTGGTTTAGGTATTCGGTATCCGTGCTTAATCATGGTGTCTCCTTGTCGGTGTTTTGTAACTGTATGTTAGGGGTGTAACAGGGTTAAGTCAAGTCAATCGTTTGGATTGTTTGCACCATCGCCACAGGTACGTGTAGCACATGGTCTACATCGTTGTTTGGGGTTCGTGACTGGTAGATGGTGATGTGGCCTGGTTTTCCGTCTGGTAGCAGGAATCCTGCTGTGTGTACTAAGCATCCTTCTTGGTCTAAGTTTTCTATTTGTGTCCATTGGTCTGTGCCGGAGTGTGCGTCTAGCCAGGTGATGTGAACGAACGCATGGTCAGTCGTCATCTTCTACTCCTCGATCACCACAGAACGGTTGTTGAGGTAGAGGTGTCTTGCATGGGCAAGGGTTGTTACGACGACCGAAGATAGTCATTCGGGGTATTCAATCACTGACATATCGGATTGTGAATAGTGGATGAGTCTGCCGTCTTTGCCGATACCTACCCATGTTGGGGCATCCGAGTCACACAAGCAGCCGGTCACGTTCTTTGGGTCGTGAACGATCACACCTTTACAAGCGTTGCATTTAACTTGGTAGATCATTGTTCGTCTGCTATCCACGGCTCAATCTCGTCTTCGGGTACATCAACAGCCAGCATGAAAGTGTGGCCATAGCGCACATCATATTTGTTGCCTGTCGTATGCACGATCACAGATTCAACTGTGCCGGACTGGTCATCAACGATTACTTTGTCACCCACATTGAACAATCTCATCGTGTTCCACTCTTTGGCATAACTTTTACTCGACGGTCAGGCAACAATCCTTGCTTGCGAGCAATTGATAGTTGAGTATGAACTGTTCCCGCGCTCCACACACCTGACTGTTCAGCAACCCACTGCCCACGATCTGCGGCAGTTTTTAGATGTGATTGTGTTTCGGCAATCTTGAACAAATCAACTATGCAAAGAATTTCCGATGGGTCATTCCAAGCGCGACCAGAGGTGTTGTTCGTTTTGCGACTCAACCCTCGACCACCAGTAGGGCTGTTCTTGGGTAGTGATGCAAGAACCTGTTTGAGTTCTCTAATCTGTTTTTGTAACTGTCTAATTTCTTGTCTTCGTTCTGCAATCGTAAACGCCGTTATGTCACGGTCGTACAATAACTCTTTCATTCCACTCATTATTTTCCTTTCGGGTTTGTTGATAAATAATCTACGCCACGCCACCTAGCCCAACCATCCCTGATTGGTACTAACTCCAAATTAAAATTACCGTCACCAGGCTCATACTCCACCACCGCTACACCTTGTTGCCAGTCTTCTGAACGGTACAACGGTCTACCATCCAAATCATGCCCACCCCTAGTCGAAGGCACAGCACCATCAGTACGAGCCAAACAGCCTGGCGATACAGCCAAGATAGTTCTTGCTCCATCATGGTCGTCACGGGTTCGTTCAGCCCATTCACGCCTGTGGATATGTCCGAAGATGACAGAGGTTTTGACTGTTGCCAAATACTTGTGGGCAGTACTGCCACCGGAAGCAACCTTGTCTCCGTGAATAACGTGCAGGCGTTCGTTGATCCAATGCGCACCTGTCGGGTATCCACTCAGATACGTGATTTCAAACTCATCTAAACGACACAGGTATGGCACAGACATGACAGGCCATTCGTGGGGGACTCTGCCTCGACGCAACCCGAACGCTGCTGCTGCTGAGTCCAACACATAGTTGCCGAGGCGTTCTTCGTGGTTGCCTGCAATCCACACGATCTTGGCTTGTGGTGCAATCGTGCGTAACTGTGCGCATAGTTCTGTGGCACGGTCTATCGTTGCTTGTGTTGTTCGTGCGAACGCTGGTGTATACCTGTACTTGCCGAACTCACAAAGGTCTAGGTTGTCGCCCACCATGATGACCTGGTTTGGTTTGGATGCTTTGACAATTCGCATCGCAACCTCGATGGCTTGCTCATCGTGGATCGGTTCCAATTCATCGTTGCCCGCATGGAAGTAGCCGAGTTGCATATCGGGCAGAATGACTGCTGTTTGATATTTGCTTGTTGACACAATCTTGGGTGTGAGTTTCGGAACACGATACTGTTTGCCCTGACCAATGATCGGCCAAGCAGGTGCGTTGGATTTCCGTAATTCATCAGCCAGTGACATGTATCAGTTCTCCTCTGCGATAAGAGTTAATCGAACCAACACTGATCCGATGACCACGGTTTTCTAACACTCGGCTAATTGCCGGTGCAGAAATAGTGTAGTCGTTTAGTGCGGCGAGAAGATCGGCTTTGTCTTGTGCGTCTAGTTTGTTGATGATCTGCAACAGCATTGGTATTCGGCCGCTAACGGATTTACCCTTTTTTAGTTCTTCCATCAGGCTTGGCTTCACGGATTTTTTTGGCGTGTTCAACGTGCGCTCCCTCGATTGTTTTGGTGAGTTTTTCTATGATTTCCCACAGTTCGTCGGCTTGGTTTCGTGAAGGTGTGACCTTCAATAGACTGTCGCGGATGAGTGTCAACTCAACGGTAGTGAATCCCCTCGCCATTTGCAAGCACCTTTCAATCGGCTTAGTTGTGCTTGGACCTTACATGGTCTGTGAGCGCGGTGTCAATTCTGTCTACTTTGTCTTCGGTTCGGTTCAAAGATTTGTGCATGTTGCGTAGGATGCCTTGCACTATGGCGTGGTCTTCACGGTTTTCTTTGCCTAGTTTGGCAACGATGATTGCTAACAGACTGAAACCACCAGTAACACCAGCAGCCCAAACAGCATCCATGTCATACGGCTTTCGCAGCAACGAAGGCTGCAACGGCAGGTGGGACTTGGTTTCCTTGTGTGTAGCGGATGTGCCACGGCTCGGATTGGACTTCGTGTGAGAAGCCGTAGAGGTGTTCGTTGGCGAGCATCCAATCAAGTGTATGGCCTTTGGCGTTGGCTACATCGACAGCAATTCCGAGGTTATGCTGAGATTTGCCTGGGGTAGCCAAACACGCCATACCTTTTTTGAGATACCATTTCTTGCCCTCAAAAGTGCGTGTGTCAGGGTTGCCTGTTGGTTCTAGTTGGTATCTTTGAAAGAACGCTTTGGTTTGTAATTCAAGTGTTCGATATGTGTCGCCTGAACTGGTTGGTCTCAATTTGATACCAGCCACGTTTGCTGCTTCAACCATCGCTTCCCACGCATCAGCAGCACAATGGTGGAGTGTACCACCTACAGTTTTGCGTAGTTTGTCTGGGCTTAGTTTGCCTGGGACAGCGTTCTTTAGATGGTCACAAAGTTTGACCGGCACGACTGGATATGCCATAGGTTTACTTGGCTGGTTTTGCGCCGAACGCGCTGTTGATTTCTTCCATTGTCAACTTGCCATCAAGTGATGCTTGCGCCAACTTTTGAATAACGGTTGCACATGCAGCGAAACCAGCAAGCACAGCCGACTTCCAAATTTCTAGTTCAGGGGCAATCACAGCACTACCGCCAACGATAGCCAACGCTGAGGACAGGAACACTGCCACGATACGACCGAGGATGTCTTGTGCTTTTTTCATTCTGATTCCTTTGTGCTGAGAGTTAATGCTGCGTGTAACACCAATGATACACCAACTACCCATACCGCTTGCCGAAGCGTTGGCCCTGACAGGGTGATCAGGACTAGGCCTGTGCCTGCGTATGTCCATGCGTTGTCTTTGATGAGGTTGGCTAGGCGTTTCATTTCCTTTTTATCTTACTACTTGCTGCTGTGAGGGTTGTTCCTGCTGCGATGGCGATGAGTGTTCGTCGTTCTCCTACAGGAATGTTGGAGCCTGTTGGTACGTAGTCGTCAAATCCGCCGAAAATGTCAATAGTTTTTTCGAAGGCTTTTTGGACTTTGAGGGGTGCGCCCTGGATTGCTGCTGTGAGTTCGGCTATCTGGGTGTTATCTAATTCGGTTACATCTATGGTTTCAAAGATTTCTGTGGCTTGTTCTTCGGTGATGACAGCCAACACGTCAGGGTTGGTGGCTAGGGCTTCGGCTTGGTCTGGTGTTACCGCGGTAGCAAGGATTTGAGTTATTAGTGCTACTGCTTCTTCGGGGGCTAGGTCTGCGATTGTGTCCACAACGGCAGTGAACTGTTCTTCGGTGAGGGGTACTTCACTGTCGCCAGCGTCTAGGAGGGCTTCTACGAGTTCGGGTGGTAATTCGGCGATTACTTCTATTGGGAGCGTGTCAAGCGTTTCTGGTGCGTCTGGGAGGGTGTCTGATGGCAGAGGCATAGTGTCGGGTGGGTCGGGTAGTAGTCCGACAAACGGTAGGGTATCGGGTGGCTCAACAGTAGGGTATGTGTCCACAACGTCGGGCATTGTGTCTACAATTTCGGGAGGGAGATTTAATGTTTCTGGTGGGATTGTTTCAATCTCTGGTGGAAGGTCTGGTATCTCTGGGATGGCTGGCGGCTCTATTTGTGGTAGAGGAACCGTTGCTGGCGGGTCTGGCATTGTTGGTTCTGGTGGGGGTATATAAATTGTTTGAGGTGTCGTAGTAGTCGAGGGGTTTGTTACAGGCACAGTCGTAGAGGGTGCAATAGTAGAAGTGGTCGTCGTTGATGTCGTGGTTGTCGTGGATGTTGTTGTAGATTCCCATGAGGTTGTTGTCTCCTGAATAGTTGTTACTGGACTATCGGTTGTGGTCGTAACCGATACTGTAGTAGTGAACGCTTCGTCAGGCACGATTACCCAACCCGTGTTGTCAATGTTCCATGCAAGCATTAGACACGTTCCCCCGCCGTTCTCATACATCCAAAGGTCTAGTGGCTGGCTGCCTGCACTAATGTCTATCTGTCCCGATTCGGTGGCTGAACAACCCTGGTCCCACCAGTTGCCCCACTCGTTCCCATCAATGTTGATTGTGCCACCATCATCAGAAGCCAACCAAAACTCTATGGTGTTGTGTTCAGGGATCGTAATAAACCCTGTCATATGCACCATAAACAAATCGTTAGTGCAATCTAAATATGGTTCACCGTCATACGAACGGTTGATGTTGTTTTCCACTTCACTACCACATTCGGTATAGATGTTGTCTGCCCGTGTAGGTGGTACTTCATCAATAATGAAGTACCGTGTTTGTAGCCCCGCTACAGGTTCAGCGTTGGCTTGTGGTGCGAACAGTGCGAGTATTGCTACAGGCGCAAATATCAGCCAGCGTGACCCACGCACTTATTCCTCAATAGGAAGTTCAGGTGCTACTGGCGCAACAAAATCTGTGCCGTTCCATGTGTAACCAATACCTGCGTAGGTCTTACCCTCAACACCAATAAAAGTTTCATGCCATTCGCCCTGATAACGGTCAGGGTTAGCATCCATAAACTCTGCTGAAGTGACAGCAACCTTTGTAACGATTCCGTTAGTGACTTGTGCAAAATATGTTGCGCTCATACTTTGAACCTCACCAATACAAGACCAGCAGCACCAGCATTACCAGCAGTCACTCCACCACCTGCACCTGCACCATAATTTACTCCAGCAATGCCTGTACCAGTAGAACCTGCAACGCCACCGTTGCCAGCCGTACCGACTGTTCCCGTGTAACCACCACCACCACCAGCAGCAGCGTAGTAAGGATTAGTTAGCACAGATACTGAGTTGACAAACGGATAAATATCTTTGCCGTTTCCACCTGCACCACCATTTGTATTTGCTGTTGAGTTTCCACCAGCACCATCAGCACCACCTCCACCTGCCCCTGGAGAGTTTGAAGCAGCCGATGCGTTACCACCATCAAATCCACCAAGAAGGAATACCGACCTGCTACCTATTCTATTATCTGAACCACCACCACCTGAACCACCACCCGAACCACGAGGTTGCAACGCTCCAGTTGTGCCACCAAATCCACCACCACAGACTGCGACCACAGAGCCAATAGCACTATTCAATCCAACAAGTTCTGTTGCTCCACCTGCGCCGACATCAACTGCGTAAGTTGCAGCAGTCAAATAAATTGTTTGTGTTGCCTGAATACCAATAACTCCTCCACCACCCCCACCACCACCACCGTAAGTGCCACTGCCACTGCCTCCACCTCCACCAACAAGCAAGACATCAAACAAACCAGCAGTAGAAACAACAAGGTTTGCATCTGCTGTGAACGCCAACAAAGTGTAAGCGATAGAACTGACTGTCACAGGATAACTTGTTCCACCTGTTGCAACACCGTAACCGTTCACTACACCGATACCAGCAGGTGCAGCCTTACCCCAATTAGCAACCGTACCCTGCTGTATAAGTGTGCGCTGTGCGTACCTAGTCATCGTTACGCCGTGATTCTATTTACGAAACCAAAAATCTCAATCTTAGATGCTGTACCTGCAAACGCACGAACAACCTTTGCCGTAGCATTACCCTGAACGACAAGACCAGCACAAACAAGCACAAGACCGCTAGGTGTTGCTGCAATAGATTGCTGAATAATGTCTTTCGTTACAGAAACACCACCAAACTCAATCGTCAAAGTAACCGCCGATGAGTGAATGTTAACTGCATACAACCAAACCTCGTCAATGGTTGTTGCCGTAGATGACGCTGTATGAATTGCTGTACCTGCTGTTGCTGTGGCAACGACAGTAATTCCTAAACCGTCACCTGTTGTGCCTGCTGGCTGTAATGCGAGTTTTGTAAATGTTGCCATGTTGTTATTCCTTTATCCGAATACTTGTGTTATTAAAACATTTTGGTCGCTAGAAAAATCTGGTGTCTGAGTAGGAATAATAGCCCACGCCACACCGTTTGTTGCTGCCGAATCAGCAGTAAGCACATAAGTGTTAGTACCAACAGCCAAACGATTAAACGCCGACCCAGTAGTAACCAACAAGTCACCCTTAGTCGTCATCGTCGCAGCCATGTTGTTTGCCTCGTCAGCATCGTCAGCCGAGAACACCGGATAGATCGTTGCACCAGAACTATGTGCTACAGCGGTCGTGTCATCCTGCCCGCGAGTCAACGTCAACGTAGAACCCGAAATCGTTACCGAACACTTCTCCTCAGACGAAGTACCTGGATCAATCACCACATAAAACGGGACAGCAGCCGTAGAAGGCCAGCCTGTAGTAGCAGTCAAAGTTACCGACGTGTCAACAGAAGTCAACGAGTTCGTCGTCGTAGTGGATGCCGCAGCACCCTTGTATTGTCGTCTAGTTACAGCAGCCATAGTTGTCCTTTATCATACACTATCTAACCGAACGCATAATGATCGTACATGTGCCGTTCCAATCCCACTCGTTATGGGAATGAGCCGAATCCACAGGCTGCCAGCGTACATCCTCAACAATCACCGAATACGTATCCAAGTTCTCCTGATAAGTAATAACCGACGGGGTTTCCACCAACGCCCGCAAACGGAACAGTTCATCATCCACATCAAAAAAGTATTCTCGACCACGAACATTGATTTGATGATGCAACAAAATTGGGACACTAAAGATTTGTGAACGCAACGGTGCCGCATACGCCCGACCCATCCACCGTGTCAACACAGGACCAACGGTGGCAGTAGCCGAACGTGTCATAGTGAGCCGAATCTCAGCCTCAAAAATGCGTGTCTCAAACCCATCAAACGTGGATTCCAAACTGTAAGAAGTAACCTGCGAACCAACCTCGTTACACCCACCACCATCAGAAGCCACAGACAATGCAACCGTGCCTTCCAACTGCTCGGTACGCAAATCCCACTTAGGAACAAACTTGCTGTCCGGTACACCCCAACGATAAATACCTGAATCAAGGGTTCCTGACGCAACAAGATCGGTGGCATGTTCGCAGTACACACCCAACCCTGTAACAGTGAACACTGGTCGTGTGCCGTACATGCTAATCGAAGGCACAGCACCTTGACCTGTGACCATCAGATCGGCTGCCCACGCAGGCTGGTTGGTGGCAATCTGTGAACTGACGTCCATACGCCCCAAGCCTGTAGATGAGGCATCAATGTTTTTGTATGAGAACCAAACAAACCGACCTTGTGAAGCAAACGCATCCACCTGTCCAACCTCGATCAACGGTCCAACAACAAGGTTGCCGTTGTCATCCGATGACGCAAACCTAAACCCTGTGGTCGTGCCGATTAGCACATAACCCAAATACGAATCAAGTGCTGTAACGATTTCGCCTTCAGGTAGTTCGGCTGCCACAGTTGGCGCATCCAAAGTTGTTCCATCAGTTTTGATGGTGGTCTTATAGATCAACGATGTTTGACCTGCGTACCCTGCCGCATAAATATGGTTTTGTCCACCAGCGAACCCCACCCATGACCAAGTGCTGTTCCCGTGAGTAAACAACCCTGCGCCTGGACCACCCGAACTAATAAAGTTGTAGATCGTAGCACCAGCAGCAGCCATCAAACGGCCTTTGGTGTATTTGATTTTGGTGAACGTGTCTGTACCTGTAATGTACGAACTGAACGCACCCGTAGAAGTGTTTGTGTAATGGATACCGTTGGCAGCAAACGAAGCCCACACGTTGTAACCGTCGCTTGTCATCGAACCAACGTTGCCACCAGGTTCGGCGGTACACGATGTAGGACTAGCGGTGAGGCTTGTATAGAACGTCACGTTGCCAGCAGAAGCCACATACAGGCGTGTGCCAGCAACAATAGATTTTAGGGTTGCAGCAGCATCAGACAGGATTTGGGTGGTGTCTTTCAACAACGACAACTTGCCACGATCCCAAACATTTATACCTTTAGAAGAATCAAACCTAAACGCCTCGGCATCAGCGGTATCCGAATAGTTTTGTCCTGCACCATAATGCCAAGACGACTGCGAACGCCTCCACAAACCCTGTGGGTTAATAGCAGCCTCACCAGGTTCAGCAGACTGGTCAACCGAATCACGAACACGAGCATCAAACTGTCGTGTGAACTCATTAGATTTACTGTCAATCAAATACGGTCGACCATTAATAGCCACAGGGAAAACAAACGGAACAAGTTGCGTGGTACCAGTACCCGTATAAAACGATGAACCACCACGAAACGGACTACTGAAATCTAAAACGTATGCCACGTTAAACCCTAATAGTTAACGGGTATTGCCGAGCCAACTTAGAAGCCTCAGCAATAATGCGATCACGACGCAACCTCAAAATGTTTGTAACCGAATTAGACATAGAACCAGCAGGAACCTCATCCGATCTACGAGTATCACCCTGTGACTCAATAAAGTTACGCTTCACTTCACGCACAGCCAACATACGAGCCATCACACCCATCTCAACAATGTCTTCCATAGTCAAAGGCAACAAACAAACCGACTGAATATCCGACGCAGTAGTAGAAGCCCGAACAAACGGTGCCTTATATCGAACACGCAAAGTACCCGCCATAGACAACTCATCAAACGTGATAGCAAACCCTGACGCAAAATCGGCTGTAGGCAAATCCCGTGACAACCTCACCCCACGCAACACCGGATAATCCGAAGCCAAATACTTTAGGCGCACATCAATCAAATCAATCACCGTAGAAGCAGAGGTGATGTCTAGTTGACGGTCAGAACCGTTGTAGGTCAGATCAGCGTTCACAACCCGAAACAAACCGTTAGATGGGCTAGACAAATCATCTAGTTCCTGGTTGAACGAATCCAACAGTTGTTGCTGCGGAAAACGAGGGTTCAGAATGGCAAGTGCGCCAGCCGTATGCGCGGCTGCTGTAGTACCTAGATAGCCTCGCTCAACAGTCAAAGTCTTACTGCCTGATTCAGCAACCCAGACATACATGAGTTCCGAATCAATCTCAAACACTGACCCACCACGCAAACCAGCCAAGTCATAAGACATGACAATAGACGTGTCTGCCGATGTAACGGTGCTTGCTAACTTGTTCCGTTCCTCAATCGTTCCAGATAACAGTTGCCGTGACACCCTGTTGATGAGCGCACCAGCGGTAGACATTTACTTCTTTTTCTTAGCCTTCATTTTAGGCTTGCCGTATTCCATCATCTTCTCTTTTTTGCCTTCGCCTTTTTCGTGCTTTTTCATAGCACTCTTAGACTTGTACTTTTCGCCCTTCATAGACATGATTACTTGCCCTTCTTCTTGGCATTTATCATTGGTTTGCCAGTCTTCTTAGCCATTTTCTTTGCGTCAGCCTTACCTTTGGCAGTGTAAGGGAACTCCATTTTTCCAACTTTGGGCATAATCGTTCCTTTCAAGGATTAGGAAAACAGATTACCATACATCAACAATCCCATTTGAGTAATCCTGCTTTGAATAGAACGTCACGTACATTCAACACTACACGATGTTTGACCCCTGGGGCTAATTCAACCCTGTGTCCACCAATGTCGGCCTGCACCCGTTTAGTTACCTCGATTTCGCAGGTTGGCTCTAGCGGAACCCAAACCTCAGACCGTGTGTTGCTGGTTGGTTTAACAATTTGTAACAGTTGATCGGCTGCTGTATGCCAGTTAAACGCCCCTACCGCAAACGATGTCAGGGCTGCCTGACGACGATACTTGCCACGGTTGTCATACACATCAAGAATCGCAGCAGCCAACTCGTCACGGTTCGGTTCATCCCAATCGCCTGCCCCACTCCAAAACCCGTTCTCACAAGGCACACTTGTTGTAGAAATCCTGTGCGTCGCAAGATCAGCGAACTCTCGATGACCGTGAGCGTTTGTTAACACCACCGGAACACCAGCAGAGATTGCTTGTAACGGCATCAAACCAAATCCTTCGCCACGGGAAGCCGACACGAACAGATCGCATGAACGCACCAAATCTGCTTCGTCTGTTTCGGTCATCCATTTATCGTAAACAGTCACATTGGGAATACCCGTCAGGTCGGGCGCGTACAGGTACGGTGGCACAATTTTGATGCACAACTCTGCGTCAGGTAACGCCAACTTTTGAAACACCTCTAGCACCACACCCAAACCTTTACGATGCCACTCTGATCCACCACACAAAATACGGAACTTGCCGTGCGGAATAACGTCTGATGTGCGCCAAACTGCACGGTCAACACCCAACGGGATCATGTGAACATTGTTGTGGAACTGTGAAAACAAATCAAAGTTGTGCATAGACGGAACAATTACTGTGTCCACATACGGCAAAAAGTCTTTGATCTTTGATGGCAACTGGTTTGTTTCCCACATCGTAATAAACGAAACCTTCTGCCCCTGATACCAGCCTTTAACCATGTTCGGTGTAGTCACATACACCACCGATTCTGCTTGTTCGTCAAGTGTTACCTGATTAGATAACGCTTTGCGTAACCCTTCAACAATTTTGCCGTAACCAATCTTGGGTTCTTCAACCCCAACAAGATTTAGAAGTCTGGAAGTATCCCTGTTTCGACCTGCCATTTTTCGTTTGCTCTCGCTTCCACCGTTGCCGAACCATCAATGTTTTTTGGTTGCACACCATCGTCACGTAAACGTTTGTATGCTGCCAAGTCCTTTTCTAGCACACGATCTTTCTGTGCAATCACAGCCGACCGTGAAGAACCAGTACGGGTAGGCATAAGTTCTGCGCTGAATCCGACTGCCGACACTTTGCATCCGAAACAACCCTCAACATCCAGGTTTGGATGTGTCTCTTGATGTTTGATCACGTTATGTAACTCCCGTATCCTGCTGCTGTCAACGATGCTACCTCGGTAGCATCCACCTCAATGTCGTGTCCACCAAGATAGGTTTTGATCACAGTAGACATGTCTGATGGTTGGTTCTCTGTGTATGACAGGTTGGTTAACTGGAATACGTTACGACCTCTAGGGGTGGCTGCGTAATGTACGGCAAGCCTGTTGGCGAGGCGTTGTTCTTGGGATAGGCGATCACCTTTGATGTTGAACTCTGCCAACCGTGGGGTCACAAAGTTGTCGCTTGGTGTTCTAAATATGCTCATCGGCGTAACTTCCTTCCATCAAAACTGGTGGCCATACGTTGCCTGGTTGGGGCGTACCGTGTCTGACCATGTTCCTCATAATAGCAACTTGGCTTAATGCCGCAGAGGGGTCGGCGGGGTTTGACAGCCGTTCTCCTTCAATGTTGTAGATGTACCGTATTTTTTTGTTGAATCTGATGTCTAACTTGTGGGCTTTGTATTCAAATGCCGCAATCCAATCCATCCACACAGTCGGTCTGAACGGTATTTTCTTTAGTACATCTCGATGAAAAATGATTGATCCCATTAGCGGATACCAGTATGCGTTCACAATGTTTTCATACCTTTTTTGACAAGGGACACTGACCACACCTTCTGTGTCAATCATCGCAGAACAAATAATGTCACCTTCCAACACAAGGTCATCTAACGCATCTGTGGGCAACCTGTCGTCAATGTTCACCAACATCGCATAGGTGGTTGGGGATTGAGATATTACCTGTGTGAACGCATCCCAAATTAACGGTTTCACAGCCTGAACCTGCAACCAGCCATCGGGCAAAACAAGTGGTTCCTCGGAAGCAATAAATACATGTTCAGGTTTGGGTTCAAGAGCCAACACACTTTGAGTCCAACCATCACCGAACCGCCCCCAGTACTCGGTTGACACAGCGACAACAATACTTAATCCCTCAACGATCATCAGGTGATACTAGCCCCAAAGCCTGCTGCGGTCAATTCGGTTACTTCGGCATCAGTCAAAAAATGGTCACGCCCACCATGCCACAATTTCAATATCTGTCCTGCGTCACGCTGCTCAACAGTTGTGTAACTGTCATCTGTGAGGTGATACAGGTTTAACGCTCGAACACCATGCCGGTTATATGACTGCAAACGGTTCGCTGTGCCTTCACCACGGAACGTTCCTTGCGAATAGGTGATCGTGTATGGGACACGGAAAATATGTGACTTCACCCAAACAGCGGTATCTGTGCCTACTCCCGAACCTTCGGCAGTGCGGAAATATAGGATCCCGCCAAGCGCAGTCGATGTTCCCGTTCCCGAACCCGACGCAGTACGAATGTTGATAACAAGATCAACACCGTCACCTGACCCGTCACCTGAGCCTGTAGCGGTACGAATAAGAACACGAATGAACGCAACCGTAGAATCCCCTGTGCCGCTCCCCTGAGCCGTTCTAACAGGCGTAATACTGCCGACCGTGGTATCAGACCCGACACCGCTACCCGACGCTGTACGAGGCGCAACATGTAGCCCTGTGACAGACGCAGACCCGACACCCGAACCTGTAGAAATACGAATTACTATTGTAAGTGTTATAACAACAGCATCACCAACACCACTACCAGTAGCGGTACGTTGGCGTAGCACCTGTTCAACAGACGACTCAGCACCCAAACCTGATGCTGTAGCAGTAACCGTGACAACAGCACGAACACCAAGATAAAATCTTCCACCGAAACGGAACGGAAAACTAAAGTCAGTTAACTGACCCAACCTTTGTTCAAAGTTTGTGTGAGCAACAGAAGCAGAACCATTACCAGAACCAGTAGCAGTACGACCAACAACACGAAAATAGGTTCCCCGATAAAACGGGTGGGTATCAACAAACGGTTCGCTAAAACCTGTGACTGCTGTTTGCGCCATGAGGGGTTATCCCCTAACGACTAGTCGAGAGACAGCGTGAGAGTAGTGATCTGAAAAGTGTCACCAGCAGTAACAGCCGCAGACGTAGACAAAGCACCAGTCCACAAAGCATTACCTGCCGTAGAAGCATCCCACATAGACCAATGCGTGTACGTTTCCGTAGCAGCCACGTTAGTCCACTCCAAAGTTGCCGACGTAGCAATCGCACCCGAAGCAGCCACAGCCCACGCAGCAACCTTACGAGTAGTTTCTGTAGCAGCCGCAGATGTTGCAGCCTCACCAGGATCGGCCGTGTGCAACTTGACATACACGTTCGTAGGAATAGTCCACGCTGCTCTACCAGTTGTGTGATCCAAGATTTTTAACTCGGCATAATTAGAAATAGACATGTGAACCTTTCGACAAAAACATCATACACCAAACACAAAATGGGGTGGCCGCAAGGTCGAGGGGAACCTGGGCCACCCCACAATGTGAGGGACTAACGCAACCTAATTAGGAAGCGTTTGAACCAATGCTTGACGACGAATCAATACGACGCAAAGAGGCTTCACGGAAACGACCGTAGCCACCAAGCCAGTACCAACCAATCGGATTGAAACGCATGAGCGAGTCAACCACGGGACCGCGAACGACCTTTGGAACAACGCCGTTGCCATCAACCTGTGAGTACGCCTTAGCCAAAGCCTGACGACCCATGATGATTGTGCCGTACACGTCAATGAAACCAGTTGTGCTGGTACCGTTCGATGCGTTAGCAGCCAATGGCGCGCGAGGTGTCTCAATGAAACGAACCGACTCAAAAGTGCCGATTTCGCCGTTGTAGATGTTCGCTGTGTCCACGGTGACGTGAGGTGCATTCCAAGATGCGTTGCCGGTTTCCTTGCGGAGATCGTACGAAACGTCTGGGTGAATGTAGCCCATGTAGTAACCGTTGAAAGTTGCTACGTTTGCTGAACGAAGTGCTGCTGTAACTTTGCGCACGTCGTTGGCTTCAACGATGTCTTCAGCCTGAATGGTTACAGTGCTTGTTGGATCGGATGAACCGCCACCACCGTAAACAACGTTTGTTCCACCAGCCAAAACTGCTGACACAACTTGATCGATGCTGTTACCAGCGTTGTAACCAATCAAGTTTGCTGCAACAGCATCAACATCAAGGAACGAGGTTCCACGAAGTTTTGCAGTGGTGTTAACCGTGTTACCGTATTCGGCAAGGGTTACAGTCACTTGGCTGTCTGCCATTGTTACTGGGGTGAGGTCAGATGTTTCGCTGATCGTTGATGTTGCCGCAGCCATTTCCGAGAAAATGGTGAAGATAACCGAAGAACCAGGCATCGCCTGATTGGTTGCTTGCACATCTGCTGCTTGGTCAAACAACAGTTCTGAACGGAGAGCGAAATACGCTAACCGGTCGTACGCCGCCTGATCAACACTGAGTGAACTTGCTTGTGTAACTGCCACTATGATTCCTTTGGGGTAGCCCCAGAAGGTAGTGCGCCTACTGGAGAGTGATTAGTACTTTTCTGCTTCTGCTCTTGCCTGAGCCAGTAAAGCCATCACTTCATCCGAAGATTTTGCAGCATTAATACGTTGCGAATAGTCAACCGGTGCATCGCTTGTCTCGCCTGCACGACTGGCCTGAGCCACCCGATTCCATGCCTGCTGTTCGGCAGCCACTTCTTTTTTCTGTGAAGGTATGAGATTTGCTTCTTCGGCTGCTGCACGGATTGCTTCGGCTGTGAACTCACCGTCGTAGCCTTTAACGAACCATTTGGCACCTGCCGCATCAGGATCAACTCCTGCTTTGACAAACGCTAATTCTCGTTTGGCTCCTTCGGCTTCTTTGGCTTGCGCCTCTAGAGCCTTGTTCCGATCTTCCAATTCACGCATTCTGGCGCGTACTGGATTCCGTGTCGCTTGGTCTTGTGCTTCATCCTCAAACTCGAAGTCTGACTCTGACATGACCCACTCCTTCTGCCCACACTCTGACCGGAGGGTTCAGAATGGCTGCAAATCTCACCCCTTTTAACGCATCGAAGACGGGGGACTTCCGATGGGTGTTCTGTTGAACACTCTTAGTATACACACACCCACTGTCGGCGTGTCAAGTACCCTATTCGGCTTTGCCAACCGACAGTCTTGTTGCACCAGAAGTTTCACCTTGTGTGCGAGCAAACCCGCCACCACCAGCGAACTCTCCTACACGACGACGACGACGCTTCTCTAATTCCAATGCTGCTTGGGTATCGGTACCGAATTGTTGACCAATAATCTGTTCTTGGCTGAGGGCTGTTTCACCACTGAGTTGTGTTGTCAGTTCACCAAGTTTTCCAATCTCGGTAAACCCTGCTTGGGCTTGTCCTTCGGTGACACCTCGACGTGCCAAGTCTTCTGCAAGACCACCCGTAAGTTGGATGCCTGCCGACTCAGAAGCCCTAGCCGCAATCTTGGCTGCTTCGGCTTGACGTTTGTAGTCGGCTGCAACAAGCAACGGTTTCATACGATTCGGGTCAATAAAGTATGCGGCAAGATCACCTTCGGATACTCCGTACAGTTCTTGCATTTGCCGTTTCACTTCAGGGTCAGCGTCTTGGACAGCACGATATCCGTCTTGAACACGGGACTGTAGTTCCGCGTTAGAAACCGATCCGCCGATCAGGGCATCAAAGTCATCTTTGGAATCATAAAACGATACGGGCATACCGTTAGCAGATAGGGTTGCACGATACTGGTCTTCTAACGCAATATATGAAGCAGGGTCTAATTCGTCAAACCCGTTCTTGACTCGTTCTTTGTTGGCAGAAAACCTTTTCTGATATGCAGGTTGTTCACGGATAGCAAAGATAATTGCGTCAGGGTTGTTGATATTTACCGTTTCTTTAACAATAATTTCGTTGTAAACATATTCTGATAGATCGCTCAACCCGTAGGTTGCCAACACAGCGTTCATGGATGATCGTGCGTCTTTGCGCCTATTGAGTCGTGCTGTTTCGGCTTGTGCGTCTTCACGTTCGTTGGCTAACCGTGTCGCCTTTTCTTCTGGTGTTTCGGTTGGTGTAACAACAGGGGCAACACCGTCAGCGGTTGGTCGATCCAAAGTTCCACCCGCAAACACAGGTGAAGAAACTTCGGGGGTTGGCGCAGGATCGTAACCTGGGTCCATTGGATATCGGCCTTGCGAGTCACGCAAATCTCCAAGATTGAGATTGGCAAGACCAGTAAAATCAACGCCAGTAAAATCCATTTGTGACATTACTTAACCTTTCCAAACGCCCGTGCCAAAGTCAAACCAATATCCGTAGCCTGCTGATTAGCCTGCTTCGTAAACTGCCAACCAAACGACTCATCCGACTTCAGTTTCGTAACCCAATCGCCCAAACCCATTTGACCAGACTCCTTCGTACCAAACGCAGACTGCCACTTAGGATCTTTGGTGAAATCTATTTGCGACTCATCCAACTCCAACACATTCGCCGCATACCGCTTATAGTTTTCAAAAATATCTGACAACGATAAACCAGCATCAATCTGGTCCGACAAATGCCCGTACGCACCCTTTGCTGCTTTCTGTGCTTTCTGCAAAATAGACTCAGAAGAAACAGCCACACCGTTATACATGCCACCAGTCAAAGCAGCCTGAACCTCGGCATCCGACACCGCATACCCGTACGCACGGGCGGATTGGCGTATCGCATCAGCATCCGCACCCTGCAACACGTTGGTCACCATCTTCGTATCCGTCGCTGTGGGTGCAGCAGCAGCACGACGAAACGCATACTGATACACAGCCTGCTTTAGCCCTGTGCCAGTTAACCCTGATCGAGCAACCGTTTTTGATAGGTCTGCCAGATCGGTTTCGGACAAACCGACATCTGCGTAGTCGGTGGTGATCGACCTGCGAGCAGTGGCAACAAGGTCGTCTTGTACGCTTTTGCGCTGAGTATCAAAAAAGTATTGCTTGTCCGTTATGGAATTAAAGTATTTAGTGTTTTTAAGTAAAGCCTTTATTTCCTCATCGGAATACTCAATTGTTCCCGTGGAAACATTATTCAAAATGTCCATAAAATCTTGACCGAAATGGTTTACAACTTCTGTTGTTGTCCAGTCCGAATACGACGGATAGTCCTTACGGAATATCTCCATCCACGCCATATCGTCGGCTGGTTTGGCAGTTTTCTGATATTCGGCACGAAGCAACTTACGGTTCGCTGGTGTGTCTTTGAGTTTCCGTGCAGTTATCTGTGCATCAACAAATGTCTTTTGATCTGCCGACAACTTCTTGATATCACTAGAACCATCTGCGGGGGGTTGTTCTTTGGAAACAACAGGTATATTCGCATCTGATAACTGTGGTCCGACAAAACCCTTTGACCCAATCACTGCTTTGGCGGGAACAACAGAAGCAGTTGTTGCGGCTGGTGCGCCAAGCAAAACACCGACAATGCGCCTTTCTTCTTTTTGTATAGGCAAATCTGGCCCACTAAGCGGAGTCCATTTTTTTGCTTTGGCTTCCAAAACCGAAGACAATGCAACCTGTCTAGCAACTATGTCTTTTTGTTTTGCCAAAGCGTCTGTGCTTTGTTGAGAAAATTGCGACAGTTGCAACCTGTATGGGTACGGCAAACCTTGTTGGTTGGTTTCCGCCAAAGTCAAATCCCTGTAGCCCCTCTTAATGTCCGCTTCAAGTTTGGTTAATTCTTTCTGAAGGGATGTAAGAGTTTTGAAACCATCAATCAGACCAACAGAATCATATTCTGGATACTCGGTAGCCATATCAGCCTCCCAACAAATTCATAGCAATATCAATCCCACGACGGAATCGAACAGATTTCTCACGGTCAGGATCAGCAGCAGAAACCTGCTGTGCAGCAGCCACAGACATCGCAGGCGCACCAGGACCCTTCGTGCGCTCAACCTGCTGAATAGCAGCAATCGCCTTATCCACATCCTCTTTAGACATTGTGCGACCCAACTTCTCCAAAGAAGACTTACGCAAATACTCGGTAATATCTTCCGGAGCGGAAACACGATATTTTGATCCGCCCCCCAAACCTTTTACCATTGGCATAGCAGAAATTTTGGCAAGCAACGGCTTCCACGTATAGCCCTCACTATTGGCATAATTCAAAAACTCTTTGAACGCAGACCTATCGGCAGACATGGTTCCCGTTCGGGATGGTTTAGAAGAACCATAAAACCCTCTCGAATATAGCAACGACTGGGTTGTTGCTCGCGTTGCGTCATCCATCGCATACAGTTCCCCCTCAACGTCTTTGTTTGGGTCGTACGGTTTGCGAGCAATAAATCCTTGATCGTCAACCAAATATGCGCCGTTATACTGTCTTGCCTGTTTGGGGGTTCTTACAATTTGTTGATCAAGGGTTGCTTTTTCAGTGTCGGAAATGCCCTTGCCAAAACCATATACAGGGCGGTAACGCAGTTTATAATCGGTTTGAACAGGGGTAGAAAAAGTGAAACCAGTGTCGTATCCAGCGTTTGGATCAACTGTTTCTTCTGGTACAACTGGGTCTGCCATGACTACTCAACTTCCGATGCTAATAGACGATCATAAATACGGGCAAAATTAGGCTCACGCTGAGATAATGCCAAACCAATACTAGCCAACTGATCCCGTATCCCTTCTGCGGACTTCGCAGAACGGAAACCTTGCTCAGAAACGCCCGAAGCAGCAATAGCCTGCTCACGCGCCAACAAATACTGTTTAATAGACTCAACAGTACCATCAGACTGAACACGCTTATCAAACACCAGTTGCTTCAACTCCAAAATGTCGTTGTAATACTTACCCACCTGAAATTCTGCAACAGCAGGAAACCCAGGATACTTTTTGGACAAGTATGTTCGATACTGCTTCAACATGTCTTTAGCATTAGCGTCAGGGTACGGCCCAACCATTTCACGGGCATGACGGAAGTTCGCTGAACCGATACGGATTTGAGCCAACTCAATAATTTGGTTGTCTGTCAACTTGACTCGTTCACCAGCACGGAGTTGACGGTCATATACAGCAAAATTGAAATCGGAACCAGTCGGAGCCAAATACCTTGCCACTTCCGGATACACAGCAATAATGTCTTTATTCTTTGATTCCCATTCACGGAACTCTGACGTTGCTTCCAAGCCCTCAACGGTGGATCGGCTTTTTGATGCAACATACAACGCTACTTCGTCGCCGTATTTAGCCAAAAACTGTGGCAACGCTTTGTCATAGCCAATAGCAGGATCGGCCTGCATGTCATAAAACTCTTTGATCAACGCCGACACGAATTGGTCGCCGTCTTTGGTTTCAACCTTGAACTCTGTGGTTCCTGCTGTTGGGCCGGTGAACTGTGAGATTGCTCGAAAAGCAGTCAAAATCCGTGCCTTAAACTTTGCGTCTTTTTGTAGTTGCAAAATTTCGTCTTTGCTAGACATGTCATAATCGCCCGTAGCAGACAAGGCTCTTAAAGTTTCGATGTACGTGTTGGCATAGATGCCTGTCAGATCATCTTCGTTTGCTGTGAATGCGGCAGCCAACTTTGTTGCATACGGTGGAAGTGGTGCTACCGCCCCGATACCTTTGCGACCATACGGCAACAACAACCCAACAATGAAGTCTGTTTCAGGGACATCAGGGATTATTTTAGAAGCCGCGATTTGTGCCATCGGACCCAACGCAGGGAACGACTGGATACCCTGCGACAAACGAGCCACAGGTGCTTCAAGGGTGGCATCCAAACCTGTTAATGCTTTAGCCAAAGTTCCCGAACCTGGAAACGTAAACATGGTTTGTCCTGTGGTTGGGTCTTTGTAAAAGAACCCTCGACCGTCGTTGTCTGGGTCGGCGTTGCCGATACCACTGTAAACTCGTTGAAAGTTTCTTGCTGCACCTATTGGGTCTGATTTCAGGAACCCTGCGTATGTGCCGATAACTTCTTTCCATGCCGGTGCAAATGGCATGATGATGCGTAGCGCGTCTTGAAGGTTGCTTCGCTCTGAGGCATCGTACAAAAGTTCTTTCATCCGTGTGACTGCCTGTACTTTGGCAAATTCGTCTAATTCGTTGATAGTCACGTCACCAGCAGTTTTAGTTGATGCCCGCATACGCGCAATAATTTCTTTGTCGCCAACATATTTTTCTCGGGTCATGCCAGCATCTTTGGCTGATTTCTCCACCTTCAACAAAAACTTTTGTGCTTCAGCAGGGTCAAGACGGTCAATTAGTGCGTTCACTTCTTGGTAATAGTATTCACGAAACACTGGTGATCGTTCAAGTTTGCGTGTGATCGTACCGTAAATGTGGCTAAAAAACCATTCGGTGCTAGTGTCCATAGAGTTTTGGAAAGATTGGATTTTCCCTGAATCTTTTGGATCAAATTGGGATACTTCGCGTTTGAGCGTTTGAGGCAATCCACGTTTGGTGGTTTCGTCGTATATTGGCGTGTTGCCGATGATTCGGCGTGCTGCTTGTGTTCCTTCGCCGTTGCCAAAAGCGTCACCGTTTTCTACTGGTTGAACTATTGCAATAGCGTCATCTCCGTAACCTGTTGCCTCAACCACACCGCCCGTGTACGGATCAATAACCATTTGTCTTGAAACGGAGTCCTTAAAATTGGTTACGACACCAACTTCGTTATCCGAAATTTGTACGATTGACCCCACACGCAACATTCCACCTTCTGCGTCAACCAGTGTCCCTGCTTCTGTTTCAAATGCTGGAACAATTTTTCTGCCAATAGTTTTTGGCACACGGTTAAACGAATACATAAACTGAACTTCATAAACTCCGCCGGTAAATGTTTGTACGTTTTCAACAGAAATTCTCTGTGCGTACTGCCACAAAGCCTGAA